AATACAAAGTTATCTTCTTTTTTGGTGTCTACTACACTAACTGTAGTATCTAAACCAACTTCAACCATTCTTAAAGCAAATACTTCTACTTTTTCAGAAACAACTTTAAGTTCTTCAGAAGCATGAACTAGATCTTCTTTAAGTTCCTTTTTCTCTTCAACTTTCTGCTCAACCATTTCCTCTCCTTTTGCTTTAGCAACAGATGTTACAGCTGATGCAACCTTAAGATTGTTCTCAAGTTTTTTAAGCATCAATTCTAACTCATCTACTGGAGGAGTTTCTACAGCACGCAAAGGCATGGCTAAGTGAACAGCCAAAAAGAAAATAGTAAATACAATTAATAGATTTTTCATAGTAGTCTTTTATAATTTTTTCATTGTGTTAATAATACGCAGCTCAGTAATAGCTGCAGAGAGCGCACTGTCAGATTTCTTAAGTGCAGCTGCCATCCTATCCATCTTAACATCAAGCATCTCAATCTTCTTATTACTAGCCTCAATTTGGCTTACGTAGCCAGAACGTAGATCATAGTAGAGATAAGTAATCCCGGCAAGTGCAATAAATGCTACACCTGCCACGGGATTCTTTTTGAATTGCTCAAAGCTAATAGGTAATGGGTTAGAAGTTACTTTCTTAGCAGTCATGATTATTTAATGTCTTTAGATTCAATCAAAGTATAAGTAAAAGAGTTACCTCCTAAGGAAGCAGCTTTTTTACAGATTGCCATAAATGCGTCAAAGTCTGCTGACTTTTTAAATACTTGACACCCTTCTGACCAGTTTTCAACATAAGTTGAATCAGCACCAGCTTTATGGATATTAATACCGTAAATCCCTTCAGTAATTTTTGTTTCATCGTAGTTTAAATCTTTATTTGCATCACGGTAAACCTTTACATTAGCTTTCTGCTTTAATGCTTCGTATTTACCTTGGTGTAGGTTAATGTGGTGTGAACCTGGGTATTGACCAGGTACTAGTCTTGCAACTCCTTGTGCGTTGTGGAATTCTTTAACTCCTTTAGTTCCTGGGTCTGTAGTAGCAGGCCAGATCTTGAACTTCCACTCACCATTCTCTTTGTAAGAAAGAGTCAAATGGTCATCAAATACGTTAGTTACCTTAGTACCAGTAGCAGAGTTACGTACACCAATAATATTTACGTTAAAATCTCCGTTCTCAAAGTACTTATAACCTTTGGCTTTAACAGCTGCTTCAATTTGTTCTCTAGTATAGCTCATAATTATGCCTCAGAAGAGTCCTCCTTTTTCTTCATGATCTTCTCTACAGAAGTCAAGCCCAAACAACCAAAAGCCAACAAAGCAACAGCATCTACCAATGGAGTAGAAGGAGCAAAGTGAGCCTCAGTAAATGAGTTAGCATACAAAGTGGCACACAGTGTAATAGTACACAGTAAGCCACATAAACGTTTCATGGATACGGAACCTTTTTCATCCTTGAATAGATTCGCAATAAAATTTAATAGTTTCATACGGTATTTGTTTTTTACCGCAGTTAATTCGGGATGCAGCCCTAGAAGGTTTTTAGGGTACTACATATATAATATACGAAATTATCTTCTAGTTTGGAACTCTACACCTTTCAAAGCTTTAACTGGATCAATCTGATTACCAGTAAATCCAAATAAATATCCAAGATCATTAAAGATTTTAGGCGCATTTTCTTTTTGCCAAGAATAAGGTCCTACATCTCTAGTATAATAAGCACGGTTATCATTAGTAATCAAGTGCATTAAATCTACTCCGGCATCCTTATACTTATCCATTACAGGTCCTAATGTTGGAGCACCTCCTGAGTAAACTAAACCAACATATTCTCTAGGGTTTAAGAATGTAATAGTTTCTTGTCTTGTTCCAAGTGCTACAACTAATGCATGGTTAGTTAACCAACCCGCTGCATTAAAGTCATCAGATAATAAATCACCACTTCTTTGGCGCATCTTTTCAAATCTTTCTTCATCATCTGGATCATATCCAAACAAGTAAGAAATTATAAGTGCCAATAAAGTAATACTAATACCTTCTGTTAGAATTTTTTTAGTAGCATAGGTTTCATCATCAGTCATATACATATTACCTGAAGCAGCTCTAGAAATAAAGTCTTTTACAAATCTAGCAAACACTCTATAGTAACCTTCTGACATATCTCCAGTACGTGAGTTATATCTCAGAGCACTAAATCTGTTTACAAACATTCTTGTAAAGAAGCGCCTTAATCCTGAGAACATACGCCATACTGCATATTTATCAAGCATTACTTTATCCATTGTAGAATATGCACCCTGCAGATCATTACTCTTTTCCTGGATAGTATTACGCATTGCTTTAAATTCTGTACCACCTGGAGCATAAGTTTCATCAATACCTGGTTTTAATTTAATGATACCTTGACCATCTTTCTCCCATGCATCTATGTAACTAATCATATTAGTTTGACCATTGATTGTTTGTGGTATCTTTTTAAAGATCATCATACCGGCAAACAAAGAAAGAGTACCCTCATTTTCTAACCACTTTCTAGGCGCAGTATAAACACCACCAGATCTAGCTTTACCAGCACCAAACATAATACTATCTGCTAAATCAGTACCAATAGATCTACCAAACTCAGCACCAAAACGTTCTTGGAATCTACCTTTAATTGGATCAAAAACTTCAACTAATTGATAGTCAACACTTTTCTCACCTGGATTATAGATATTAGCTGAGATATCAGTCATTATCTTTAAGGCTTTAGTTTGACCTTGTACATAAGAACGCTTGTTAAGATATTTACCACCACCTGACTCAATAATCATTTGTGTAACGGCACCACCAAAGTTTTTAAATGCTGATGGTAAAACGTTAAATGCAAACATAGCAAACGTAGATTGTGATTGTAATACATCTACAGCTTTACTTAAAGTAGTTGATTCAGATAACCAACCTTCTCTAGTTTGACCTTTAAACTCTCTTTCAATAAGAGTATTGATAGCTTCAGCTCTTATGTTCTTACCTTTTTTAGGAATGTAAGATTTAATATTCTGAGTTACCCAGTTATATCCATTTACCTTAGAGGTATCTTTAATAGCATTCTCTTTATTATTTACAACCTTCTGTAAAGCTTGAGCAATTGGATTTAATTCAATAAGCTTTTTCTGGTGTTCTAATGAGAACATGTATTGCAACATAGAGTACGGTACGTTTAATGATACCTGATCTACATCTAACTTATACAAACCTTTTACCGGAATAGAAGAAATCTCTTCATCAAACATGTCTGCTCTTACTAAGTTAAATGACTCATTATAGTTAAAGCCTTGATCAAAGTCATCCTCTGTTTTAGTAACAGAATCCTTTACTTGTTTGATAAAGGTTTTAACTTTAGCAGCGCTTCTATTTAAACTACCACCTACTAATTCACTCTTAAGTTTTCTGAATCTAGGTACATCTAAGTACAGTTTTCCGTACTTACTTTTGTCTTCCTGGAATAACAGTGTATACTTTACAATAGTATCAAGGACTTTTGCTTTGGCCGGACTATTCTGTTTAAGATCAAAGTAAGCTTTATTGATATAAGAATCATCTTTAGCGCCTTGAGCCATTGTACGTGGTAACCAATTACCTCTGTTATCTACATGTACACCTACTTGACGCTCTACTTTACCAGTTGTTTTATTGTAACCAGTTTTGTATTCTTTTTTAACAGCTCTTCTGTAGAAATCTATCTTTGGTACTTTATCTAAAGTAACTTCAGTAATCTCACCTGTAGATGGGTTTACATCATTGTACTTATAAGTATTGTAATCTTCTTCATTAGCCGGCTGAGTTACACTCCAAACGTATAATCTCTCATAGACTCTCTCATCTTTCTTAGTCTTATAGTTATATCTCTCAGTCATAATATGGTTTGCTAAAAACCATTCTTTAAACTCAGGACTAACTTTAAAATACTTAGATAAGAAACCAGGCTTTAAGAAATTATCATAGTTATCCATGTTAATCTCTGATATAGAGAAGTTTGCAAGTTTAGTTTGATCAATACCTTCTAGTTTATTATTGAAAACAGCAAAGTAGTCATCTGTGGGAGACTTATACTGCATATCTGCTAACTCACTATATAATCTCTTTAAAGCTTTTTGTGTAAGCTTATCTACACCATTCTCACCTTTGATATCATCTAACTCTTTAAACTCTTCTTTATCTTTTATACTAGCTTTTTTGCTCTTAATTAATTTTGCAAGTTCTAGATATCTTTCAAACTGTAGTTTACTCAAACCACTGAATGTGGCCATGTTATCTTTAATCTTTAAAATCTCTTCCTGAAGTTCTTTAACACGCTTAAGTCTTTCTTCAGACATCTCTGATCCTACAGGCTGACCATCATCATCTCTAAAACCAATAACAATATCAATTAGCTCTTCCCATAATTTTCCTTGCTCAACTTTACTAGCAACGTTTGCAGGAAGTGTATCAGTGATAGCTTTAATCTTTGTTAAGATAGCTTGCTTCTTATCATAGAAATCTGACTTAATAGAAACTCTTGTATTGGCATCTATCCAGTCATTGACATTATCTTTAAACTCTTCAGAATCTACAGTAAGACCTTGGTCTAATAAGTCTTGCTTAAATTGATTTAATTTAAACTCAAACAGACCAGTTATTTCTTTCCACTCATAGAACTTTCTAGATTCTTCTCTATACTGTTTTTCTATCTTGGCCATCTCTAACTCATCACCAGTTTTTAATTTACCGGCTTCATCACGTAGAGAAGCTAACTGACTATACTTCTTCCAAAGTATCTTCTTTTCTTCAAAAGCATCTTCTTCTGTAAGATCTTCAAATACTCTCTGATCTATATCAGCAATATCAGCTAAGATATCTTGCTTTCTCTGATAGATAATAGAACCTAACTCAGAATCATAGATCTTTTCTTTAGTATAGAATTCAGGTACAAACTGATCATGCATATAATCACGAGAGAATTGTCTGAACTGTTTGTTAAGTAATCTAGCTTTTTCTATATCACCAACCCTTTTGGCATCTTCAATATCAAATTGGAACTGAGTAATAACTTTTTCAAAAGCTTTAAATGGATTAAGTAATACTAACTTTTTAAAGGTTTTAGCATTACCATCTCTATCACGAATAATAACCTCTTCTTCAAAAGTTAGTTCTGACATTAACTCAGAGATATTCTTATCAGAGTATCCAGCCTCTTTTAATGCTGGTAGAAGATCATTCAAGAAATCATCTTTATTCTTCTTAGCCTTCAGTTCTACATCTGTATAAGCGTTATCTAGAAATACAGAGAAGCTTGATATAATAGGATCTGGTGAACTGGCAAATGCTTCTACGTATGCAGATAAAGCATTAACATCACCACGCATACCGGATAAGTAATCATCAATAGTAGCACGGTTTAGTTTTAATCTATCCCATTCATCCTGTACCTTCTTTATTTCTTTTGCAGATGCATTCTTAGATTTAAGAATCTCAAGCTTATCAGTAAAGTATTTATCTACGTTTTTAGCTAATGGCTCTATCTGTTCTGTCAATACTCCACCAATGCCTTTCTTGTAAATATTATTAATAAGTCTTTCTGATTGTTCTGCTTTCTTAGCCATTCTAGAGAATAATGCAAATAAAGAACTATCTGTGCGCAATCCGGAATCAGTTAAACCATTAATGGTCTCTTGTATGAACTTGTTCCAGTTACGTAATAAGATATCATAATAGAAAGTCTGATTAATAACCTCTTTTGTATCAGACATACTTTGCATCTCAAATAGTTTATCAACTATTCTATCTAATAATACATCAGTCTGTATAGAGCTTCTTACAAGTGAAACAACTTGCTTCTCTCTTTTATCTACATCGTCTTTAAACTTCTTTACTTTATCATCTACTGTAGTAGTTTCAGCAACACGTAAGTTGTCTACAATATCTTTAAGTATAGAACGTCCAGACTCAGTTGTAATGGTATCTACAAAATCGGAGTAGTTTTGATTAGTTCTGATCCGGCTTAATTGAGATTTAGAATTAGAAAAAAATCTGTTAACTACTTGTACAAGTGCATCAGTATCTACTTTATCTAAATCAGCATAAAGAGTTTTATTATTCTTTGAGTAAAGAACTAAATCTTCTGGAGTAATTACTTCAGTTGTAAGAATAAAGTTCTCACTAACTAGCATGTTTGCTAATTGGTCTAATGTGGTATTTACATCTAGCTTCTCAATCTTTATACCTTTACCAAATACTTTTCTTATTAACTGCTTAATAGCAAATAATAAGTTAGAGATAAAAGAATTAAAGCCTGTAGTAGAAGATATCTTATTAGCTTTCTGTACCGCTGCTTGTTCTAAAGCTCTTACAAATACTTCCTGTGCAAAGTTTGGATCAGTTATATTATATTCAGGATATAATTCAGTAACTGTATTTACAATTGCAGTACCTTCTTCAGTACTAATAATCTGATTATATAGATTATTAAATAAATCATAATTGTTTAAGTATAAACTTCTAACAATTGGGTGCGCATATTCATGCAATACCTGATTTAATTTAAATCCATTCTCAATAAAGTATACTGTATCTTGATAATAAAAAGCTGGCTCACCATTCCAGGGAGCAGTTGTATCTTTTGTAAGCTCAGCTGCTTGAATAGCAGATATCATTTTGTAGTTAATACCTGTCTGAGACGCTAGATTATTAGCAAACTTAGTTGCTATCTCTTGAGCTTTAACATTCTCTTGTGATTCTACAGAAGGAAATAAACTATTTAAAAAGTCTTCATCAGCAATACGGTAATAGTCCGGGCTTTCTTCAGTTATATTATTATTCTTTTTATATTCTTCCCAATAATGATCAATAACATACTTAGGAGGATTAACAAATACTCTGGCATCACCATCCCAAGTAATAAACTCAGCCATGTTAGTTCTCCAATATTCATTTAATCCTAATACAGCTTTTGAAATAGATGCTGCTCCTGCTTGTGTATTACCTCCGGTATTTACATAAAACGTATTTAAACTATCAGTTGGAGATAGGAATTGACCAACCTCTTTAGCTAAAGCTTTCTTATACGTTTTTAATACGTCATTCTGTATATCTAATCTACACTTACTCATAATTTGCAACTATTGTATGTTTCATCTTGAACTTCAGGATATCCTATAGGGGCATATGTATTAACTGGCTCTGCATTTTCATCAGCATTAAAAGCTGTAGAACCATCAGCAAAGGAGAAATATCTATATCCTGCGTTTGTAAATTTAAATTTATTATCTATAAAAGGATCATAGTAAATTAAATCTACTATATCTTTTGATCTACCCATTTTAATTTTAGCTTCAAAGATCTGTTTCCAGTCTTTAAAGTAGTTATCAAATATTTCTGGATAATTACCTTCTGCAGTACGTACAAAGAAATCAAATGTATATGCTATAAGATTACCTTTATCATCATACTGTTTATTACCAGCATCATCTAAAATAGGTATAACACCTTGTACAGTCACTGTCTCTTGGTTAGCTTTATGATCTTTACCAATAAAAGCATTGGTCATTTCAAAGGTCGGATATTTTTCAGTAAAAGATTTATACCAGTTTTGATCTTCTATAAATTCTTTAATCTTAGCGGTAAACTCTTTTTGATCTTTAATATATATTCCTTTATGATGTAACCAACCATAAAGCTCATCATAATTTTTTTCAGACTGAATAGTTTTTAATTCTATTACACCATCAATATCATGGATATCTTCATCTAGTGCTCTATATACAGTACCGTAGTATCTAAGAACCATAGAACCACTGAGCTTATAACCCATATCCGGATTATTAAGCATAAAATCTATAATTGATTTAGCTTTAGCATCTTTAGATAATGTCTGCTGGTATTTCTTAATCTCTAATTGGTTAAACTTCTCCGGATTACTTTTATCAGGTACTAGTAGAGAATCTCCAACTCTTTCAACACCACGTGTAAAAGCTTTATAATTACCCTTATAGATATCATCTACTAAATCTAATACACGGTCTTCTAACTCTTTTTGATTTAGTTTATCAAATTTATTTCTAAATAGGGATAAGAAAAAATCATTAAGCTTATACCATAACTTTTTTAAGATACTGCTTTCTTTATCATAAGGATTATATTTAAATCCTCTTTTCTGAAAATAGGCTTTATCTACATCTGGGTTACCTCTCTCACTTCTGATGAAATCATTTAAGTCTCTACCATAAAAGTTAGTAAGTCCTTCTGTAATAAAATCAATTACTACTTGTTTATGTGCAGTAAAATTAAAATTACTATCTGCATACATATCAACAAGATAGGCTGGTAGATCACTATCTTTATCTAAATTTTCTTTAGTAAGGATATCCTCTAATTCTGTAGTACCCTCTAGTTTTTCTCTATATGATTTATATAGTTCTTTATATTTAGACCAGCTTTTAATATTAAACCATAAATTATTATATAGTTCACTTTTCTTACCTAAGAAACTTAGTAGAACATTAGCAACCTGTTTAGGAACTATTTCTTCTCCACCATCTCTGATGGCCATATATTTTTGTAATAAATCAAAACCAGCTAAAGGATTACCTTTAACATTACTAAGTATTGCTTCGGCTGCATTACCACCTTCAACTTTAATATTTAAAGCCTGTACAAAATCTAATAATATTTTATTAGTTCCTGCAGTTAGTTTAGGATTTAACGGTACAGATTTACTTTTTCTATTTACTACATTACTATATACAGTAGCTGGAGGATCACCTTCAAACTTATCCCATAGATAAGTAGCCATCTTTGTACCTTGTATTTGTTCTAACCTCTGAAAGTTAGGATCTGATTTTATAGGACATGTTGCCATTAGCCACAAATTTGTTTTAATATTTCACCAATTGTATCTTCATCATAACCCATGTTTTCTAACATTTCTGAGTTGATAGCTGATGCAGGATAATTATTACCATCAATTAAAGTAATCTCTACTTCTTCTACAATATCATCTTCTTGATCAGGAGCCGTTTCTGGATCTTCATCAAAGATTTGATTGATAGGTTGTACAGAATAAATATACTCCATAAAGTCAGGATCTTCTGCAAAAACAGGATTTAAATATCCAAAGTTATAGTATAATTCTTTAGATAACTCAATATATGCAGCAACATCTACATTAATATCATCTGTAGTGATACCATAACCCTCTTGATTAAATAACAATGTCTTACCCGCTTCATACATTTCTACAAGTTGAGAGATACTGTCTCTTACAAGTTTAATGTTATCCGCATTGTTTGCTGAATTTAAATATGTAGGCTTACCAGTATAAGATTCAAATATTGGTAATGGTATAGTTGTACCAGTTACTTTATTTGTATTACCCATGTAAGTATCAGAACTAATAACATTAGTACCGCTACCATCTTTAGCACCATTGTATACACCAATAAGTCCAGCATATTTGTTTATAAAACCAATAGTACCCATCTTATTATATTTAAATGTATACACTCTAGGAGTCATAGTACTAGATGTTCCTTCAGGAAGTTTTGGAACCGGATCTCCCATTTTACTAATAACACTATCTATAACATAGTTCTTAAATCTGTACTTGATATTGTTCTTTCTAGAGTTTTGTTTTTGAAATACATCATAGTATTTAAAAAATGCTATATCACCATTCTCACCATTAATTACTTTACTAAACTCATCAATATTAGTTTTAATAATATCTTTAAAGTTATTACTAGAAAGAATTGGTACAAATGATAAGTATGATGCATTCATACCAGATTGCATAAATCCATATATAGATAGTTTTTGGAAGAACTCTGATATTTCTCTATTAAGTACAGGATCAGAAACTTTATTTACTGTTACATCTGATAACTCTTCAAACTCTGCATTTAAAGATTCTAAGAAATCAGGATCTTTAACATCACCAGTTAAACGCAAGTTTTTAATAACCGTGTTTTTACCAGCTGTTTTAATAGCTTGTGAATCATAGACTAAGTAATTGAATAATAAATACTTATCTTCTCCTATAATAGATTTTATAGCTTCATACTTATCTGGAAAACTATTATTTCCAAAGAACATAGTTTTAAGATTATAAGTATTTGCTAAAGCATCATCAACTAAAGAACTCTCATACAAATCATCAGCTAAGTCACCTTGCTCTCTTGTACCTCTTAAGTATTCTCTTTCAAGTACAAATGCGGCATATTGCTTTTCAGAAGTAAACAAAGGAATCACATCAGTGCGCCTATCTCCCGGTAATTTAGCTAAGCCAGTTTCTTCATATGCTGCTTTAGAATAAGTTTTCTTATTATATTCATCACGTAGTTTAGCTCTGTCAATGTATATAACACCATCTAAGTAAACAGCACTTCTTCTAAGACCTCTTACTTTTTCTACAGTAACCGAATCATTAATACTATATCCTTTATAATCTTTAACAGTATTAATGTTTACACTACCAATACTATTCTGTATAATAAACTGCAATAGATCGTTTCTAAATAACTCTACAAACTTTTCTATATCACCATAGGCTTCATAGATATCATTGTAGTTATTATTAATAATATAAGTTAAGTAACCATTTATTTTATCACTAGCTCTTAATGGGAAATAATCTTTAAATAGATTTAAGATATAGTCCTGAATAAAGAATGGTGCAATAGATGATTGCTCTTGTATCTTCTCTACAATTTCTTCTGGTAGTCTAGCACCACCCTCTAAATCTTCTATTTTACTAATTCTACTCTTAGCCTGAAATAAGTTACCTGACTTCTTTGTATCTACGTTAGTAGAAGAAGAGATCTCTCTCATTACTTTAGATTGATCTTCTATCTCTAAGAAATGTAAGAATGATAATTTAGCTAAAGGACTCTTAGTATCATAATTTTTTACTATGTCTTTTACATTCTTATCAGATAAAGCAAATACATTATATGCTTTAACTATGATATCTACAGCAGGAGTTATAGATTTTCTACCACCTAATGGATTTTTTGCAGCATTGGCTTGATATAACTGTTTAAGTAAGAAAGGATCTTTTATTAATTTTTTAAGTTGTGCTTTATGATCTGCATCAAAAATACCATACTTATTAATAATATAATTCTTTGCTTTGTACTTTAAGAATCCAGCACCTTTACCACTATCTTCAGTTGTATCTAAAGCTTTACTATACATGCCAGTTAATACTCTATAGGTAGAGATATAATCCCGGATCATTGGTTGAGATAAGAAATAAGCAGCAGTCTCTACATTAACACCAGCCTGTAACATGTACAGCAATACTGGTGATAACTCATAGATAGCATTCATATCAAACACCCATGCATCTTTTTCAATATCCACCCAACCGTTCATAAGCTGAGAGATTACATCTGAAATGTAATGCGCAGCATCCTCTGATTTTAAATCTGACAAAGAGATCTTCTTATCAGATTTATTATGTTTAAGAAGTATGCGGTTCTTAGCAGTCTTTTTCTTTCCTTTATTATCAAGGAAGGTGTATGTTTGATTTAAGTATGCACCTACACGGTTTAAGATAACTGAGTACTTGTTTGATACAGCACCAATACCTAATGTTATTTTACCAATATTATTAGATTCATGCTTATAAAGATTATACTCTGTTTCAAATATTCTAGTAGGAGATATAGTTTTAAATGATGGATCCTGGTTAGCTGTCTTTTTTCTAGCATCATACTCTCTATTAAACTGAGCTAACTCATCAGCAATTGGTTTAACAATATCCGTTTCGTTAGGTGTAATAAGTTGCAAGAAGTTTTCCTTAAGCTCCATGATTCCAATCATAGACTTAAGTATTTCATTCTCAATATTTCTTATATTAGTATCATCAGCTGTTACACCAGCTTGAAAATTAATAGCATCTGAAAGATCTAAACCACTTTCTTCTTCTAATATAAGTAATTCATCAGTAGTAATACTAATGTTTGGCATTAGTATACTTAACTTATCAATATCAAAGTCACCACCTGATTTAGCAACCAACTCAGTAGGAACAATAACAATACTACCAGCTTCTGTAGGTAAAAACTCTGCAATCTCCATGTATTCAATAGAGTTAAGACCTTGTACCGGAATACGCACACCCATCATTTTGATAGCATCACCATTGCGTTCTTTCCATGTACTGTCTTTAAGCATTTCATTAAGTCTTTCTCTAGTAAGTATTTTATTACCATCTGTATGAGTTAATGCAAGAAGCTTTATGAAGTCACCTTGTAATGCAACTTTAACTTGCATGGCTGTAATCTTACCATTTACAACATCATAAAAAGCAAGACCATTTGTACCATACTTTAATAACTCTTCTTCAGTTGGTTTTGTAAACCTAGGCTTTTCAAACCCAGAACTAGATACCTGTACTAACTGCTCTCCTTTAACTGTAGGTCTAACAATCTTTCTTTCAATAATAGCAACCAATTGTTTTTCAATAGCATTAGAGTTAATAATACTATCAAAGTCATATTTTAAAGTACCATCTTCATTAAGATCTAAAATATCCATTTGATGTTCAGGAACCTCTAAACGGATTAACTCTTTTTGGATAGCTTTAATAAGATCTTTAGGATCTCCTTTAACTAATTTACCAGAAGCATTAAACTCTAAACCTACCTCTTTAAATAACTTTTGTTTGTAATATTTTACATAGTTATCAATAGACTTCTCATATCTTTTAACAGCAACATCAGCCTCTTTAGTTATTGCCTTACCTTTTTCATAAAGGTTAGTCTCAATAATTGTACGCAACTGAGAAGCGAGGGTTACTTTGTTTTTAAAGTATGGAGCAATATCTAACTGATTCTTAAAGAAGTTTAAGTTAATAGGATTAATAGCATATTGACCAGTGTATAATTCACGCTTCTCTAGATCAGTATACATATTTGGAATTGTACCATCCTCTAATGTAATTGTAGAAATCTTACTACCTGACTTATAAAGAGCATATCCAATATTCTGTTCTAGCAATTGTTTATGGAATTGCTCTAAATTAGTTCCTTTAATAACACTAGGAACTAAAGGCATCAATGAAAACTTATGCAATCCAGATACATTAAGTTTTTCAGTCTTTAATGGACCATAATAACTAGCCTTAAGTACTGGGAAAAACTCAGATACTTTTTTAGGATCTACAGAATCAGGATCATTAATAACTTGGTTGTACAACTCTTCTTGTGCATCTGACCATTTATTTAATGATCTTAAGAAGTTACGGTAAAAATCAAAAGTAATCCAACCCTGACCGTCACCCTCTTTAATACCTTTATAAGGTTTTAATATAGTCTCTACTCTGCTTTCTGATACACCTTGATCTAATAAGATCTTTTTATAGTGATCATAGTATACAGAATTAGGTTCAGCATCATTTAATACTGTAGTATTTACATCGCTTTTAAAGATAGGTTTACCTAAGCCTATAGATGCAGCATATGTATTATTACTTGTAGCATTTAAATAGTTAGTTGTGTAATCATCAAGTATTGAGAATTCACCGGTAGATGCAATTGATGCATTACGCTTATGGAACTCTTCTTTATCATTGTTAAACTGTGATGCATCACCGTAGAATAACTGTGTCTCATAGTTATTAAACCAACTGTTATAAGTAAATACCTGGTTAACTAATTCTAATTGAGCTTGGGAATCATTAGCAAATTTATTTCCTTTATCCAAACCTCTATTAATTCTAGTTTCTTCTGCAATCTTACTCCTAATTTCAGGACTTAGTAATACAGAGTTCATGACACTTGATATCTTAGTCCAGATCTTATAGTTGTTTTTAATTTGTCCGGAGAAGTAAGCAAGACTATCTTTAAAAATATCTTTCTCTAATTCTTCAGAGTAAGTGATATCATCTATAGAATTAGCATCTTCTACTAACTTATATAGTTTATCTTTTGTAGCTTTTGTTAAAACGCTGTCAAAACCAACAATCTTATTACCACTTTTCTTTAATGAATCTACAGTTTGCAAAGAATCTATGTTATTTACATACCATATTCTTTCTAACTCTGCAGATAAATAATTAAGAATCATTGGCATAGCTGCCTCATGTCCATATCTAGCAGTATCTTTAATAGATAAGATAAGACCATCTGTACCATTCTCAGAATAGTACTTACTCATGTAAATACCAAAAGAAGAACTTTTACTAGCATGACGAGGTAACTCAGGAGTTGCTCCTAAGATAATAGCATGTACATCAAATAAGAATTTATCGTACTTATTAAGCTTATTAGTTTTAATACCTTCAACAGTAATACCATTTCTATCTGAACGTACACCACTTAAGTTTTCTAAACTTAGAACTACATCTTTTCTTCTATTACCGGCTTCATCAAATAAAGACTTAATAATATAAGAGTGTTTAGAATAAGGATTAATACTTGGATGATAAACACTAAGATGTTCAAACTCTGGATCATCTATCATCTGGTCAATATTAGTTATTTTATTAAGACCATCAATTATCTGAGTTAAAGAGTTTCTCTGTTGTGTTTCATACTCCATATTACCCTCAGGATTCATAATACTAGTATTAAAATCACTAGCACTATATCTTGCCTGGAGAGTTAATAATTTACTTACAGTTCCTGATTGGTTACCCAACTTAGGATCTCTAAAGAATCTGATAGGATCTGAAATAATTACTTTATTTTCTTTAGCTTTTTCTAAAGCCTCAATCATATAATCATACTGAATAAAAGTATCTTTACTTTTTCTATCCAGTATTGAGTTTTCTAAAGCATTAACTAATGTTTTATTATCATCTAAATAAAACCCAACGGCCTTTAAGAATTTAAGAACATTGTATTTATTTACTGAAGGAAAATCTTCTAATACTTTATTAATATTTAATATAGGTAGAGATCCCTTTTTTCTAATTACATACTTACCACGGTTAACTAAGAACTTAGAACGGAATGTATTAGCAATCTTATTAGTATCACTAGTAGCTCTTTGAATAAGAGTTGATATTTTACGGGGCTCATCTTCAACTGCATCCTGTATAGATATCCTTTGTTCTATAATAGGTACAACAGTTTTATTAAATGTCTGAGTAAATCCTAACCATCTTTTAAAGTTAGCATTACTAGTTTGAGACTGTGATGGATCACCTAACTTAACTAGCAATTGTGCAGCTTCAGGGAAAGAAGCTTGTAATTCAATAAGTTTAGTATAAACTTCATCAAAGCTAGTAGAGTTAATTAAAGTTTTAGATACAGTACTCCATGCTTTACTAAAATCAACTAATTTATTAAAACCTAATCTGTTCTTAATAGGCTCTCCTTTTGAGTTTACTTGATATAAACTCTTAACCATATATAAAGCTTGCTTAGATGCTAACTCTTTTAATGATTTATCATTACCTGTACGATCAAAACTATCAATACCTGGATCTGATTTATCTTCTTCAGCATCTAATACTTTAGCTTCAAATGCTAAATACTTAGACTTCTGTCTGTGATATACTATAACACCATTCTTTTCAGTTCCTTTAAGTACGTTATTAAAGTCACCAAAGTTATTAATTGCATACTCTAGTATCCGGATATTATTTCTATCTACAGTATCAGTACCTTCAGGATCATTTTCAACTCTAGCAATTGTTTCATCTAGAATCTGTTGAAAGTAATCTTTAGTACTAGCGTATAAGAAATTTAAAGCTCTAGGATCTGTGTAAATTGCAGAAACATTTAAGCCAGAGCTTTCTATAATTTCTGAGAATGCACCATCTATTGATTCATTAATAAGGATGCTATCTGCTAAACTAATACCAGCCTCTTCTTCATTTAATGGATCAATACCTCTATAGAGTTTACCAAACTGCATGTTATCTACTGAGTACTGATACTCAAATAGATTACCCAATCTTAAGTTATCATATAACTGCTTTACTAATGGTACAACAGTAGGATCTACTATATCAGTTTGACCGGTAAAAAATGTTTTTATAATCCGCCATAACTTTTGAAAGATATTCTCATTAGCTGGAACTAGAATTTTCTTACCCTCAGATAAGACATAACCTCTAAAGTCTTCAGCCAAATATTCTTCTACTTGCTTATCAGTTGCATTAGCTAAACTCTTAACACCTTTTCTTACTGAGTTATATAGTTCTTGCTTTTGTTCTTTAGTTAATAGTAACTGAGAGAATGCGTGCCAAGCTTCATGATACAATGTGGTGTAATCTTTATTTCCGGCCTTTGTAAACAACGTAATACCAGAAGATGTAAATGTACCCAGCGCATCTGAGTTAGTTAAAGCAAAGGCTTCCTTTACAGGAATAAGAGTAGATAACTTTACCTTCTCTCCATCAACCATTACTTCTAATGAAGAATACCAGCTTTTAATTTCTTCAATCTGTTCTGGCGTACTGTTTACAGTTTCAAAACCAGCTCTCTTTAAGCTCTTGTTAATCTCATCAATAAGAGTAGTATCAATATTACCTTTAAAACCAGAAGGTGTAGTATTTACATTTTGATTCTTAACTACAGTCTTAGGTTTGGCTTTAGCTTTTGGTTTAGCTTCTTTAGTTTCTTCTTCAACTACAGGTTCATCTTTCTTCTCAGTTGGATACATTTGTTCTAATGCATCAACAGTGAACTCATACTGTAAACTAGGGTTAAAGAACTTGATGCTACCATCATTACGTAATGCAACAAAGACTTTACTATTTCTAGTAATGAAAGTATTATAAGGAGTATTTCTCTTTACTAACTTACCACTTGTGTAATCAGGTAACTGAATACTACCGTCAATATTCTCTTTAGAGATATTTATATAAACACCAGCTAAAACATCTGTAATAAAACCTTCATCGGTTAACTCTGGATTCTCTGAGTTGTATACCTCATCTTTTCCAGAATAGATAACCATTACCGGTTTCTTTTGAGTGTTATCATATGTAACATTAAAATTATCATCATTGATATTATAGATCTTTTCTAAGATACCAAACTTAATAGCTGTACTTACTTTAGTATCAGCTAAAAGCTTTGCAATATTTTGTGCAAGTTCTGATGATGTCTTTTCAGGAAAGACTTGAATTTTATTACCATACTTACCAACTCTAATATAAGTGCGGCCATTTTTACCAAACTCTATATCTAAAGTTCCTGGAATTTTTATTTCACTTAATCTAGTTCCTGGATCAGCCATTAAACTAAAACCAGAATTACCACCAATAATACTTAAAGGTAGTACTTGTGTTTTATCAGAGATATAGGTCCGGATAAACTTATCTACAAGTTTAACTTCTTGGGCCCTTTTTTCTTCAAATTGTTTTTTTAATACTGCACCATCAGGAATTTCTAAGTTGTTTAATGCAGCATTCTTTATAACTCTTTCTACTAATTCATCAATGGGAGCTAAACTAGTTTCACCAGTTCCAGTAAATATAAAATCTCTTTTACCATTGATTGTATTAGGAGTAATAAAATCTATAATTGGGTTTAAAGAACCCTCAGCTTGATCTTCTCCTTCAACGTTTGTGATATTACCTCTCTCATTTACAAATAACTTCTTATAGCCATCTTTGGTTAATGTAGCAAAAGTTAATTGTGTAATAGCACTACCACTCTTTGTGTAGGTAGTTACAGGTATCATATAGATACCTTTTACAACAGTACCATTAGATGCTTCAATAGTCATGCTATTAGCATTCTCAAGATTCTGTTTCTCTAATCTATCTATAATAGAACGGATAAAAGCAAAGGTTACAATCTTTTCAGGATCTTGATCTGCTTCACCGGTAAACTCACCATCAGCATCTACCTCTTCTTCTTGACCAGTTGTATTTAAACCAGATGAGTGTTTTGCTTGGAAATCTAAGTCTTCATCTGTTTGAGATGCTTTCTCTAATTGAGAACTAACAATACCGGCCTTCTTTCTAATCTGTTCTAACTTATCAGCAGTTAATTCTTTTACCTGGATATACTTTTCTACATTGATAATGTCTTCAAAGCTATCACGCAGATCTAAAACATCATCAGTACTAATATTATTATCCCTAAAGTGTTTACGAATATTTGGATTCTTATTAATAATTGTTCCTACAATCCTAGGTAACAACTGCACATAGGTTAATCCTAAAGCAGCATCATTACTTGCCGCAACTACTTGCTCATAAAAATCATTTATATAATTCTTTAAATCATATGAGGTTTTATTATCTGTAATTACAGATAAGTCTTTAAATACTTTAGCATAAAACTGTTGCTGCTGTGGAAGAGATAGTGAGCAATTCATATTATTAACAACCTATATTATTAAAGAAATCATTATTTACATCCTTATCGGATTTGTTACGAGTTTGCTCTTCAAGTTTTTTAGTAGCTTCTTCATTATCCAAGAAGTCATCTATATTCTGAGAGTTAGTCTCTATAATCTTATTCTCTTCTGCTGTAGGAGAAGGAACATTTTTGGTACCAATTACTACATTGGCTTGTGTATCATATACAGATTGTACCATTTTTGAAAAATCTTTTTTAAGAATAGTGATGCGCTTATTAGCATCTTTTGCTGGAGTCAAACGTTCACCATACAAAGGTACTACTGTTAACTTACTTGTAGTAACTTTCTCAACTAAACCGTACTTATTATCTCCAAATACTAATACATCACCGGCTTTAATGCTTTCATACTTAATTGATTTGGTTAACTCAGCTTTACGTGAAGCTACTGCATCTTTAACAGCATTAATATTATCCAGGTCTTCAATAAGATCACTCTCTTCAAACTCTTCCTGTAAGGTATTAAGTTCTTGTATAGAGTTAGCATTTTTAATCTTTTCTACAATAGGATCAATTGATTCAGTAACTGGTTTAGCAACTACAACTTCTTTAACCTTTTCTTTAGATTTTTCTAAGGCAGCTAGTTCTGCATTATAAGTAGTATTAGTATTTAATTTAACTTCAGCTTGCCGTCTTTGCCCTTCTAATTCAACAGTTACAGTGGCACCAGCACCATTTTCAGTTAATCGAATCTCTACTACTCCAACTACTTTTGATTCTTCAGGTAGAGATTCTTCATCAATAGTATATTTATTTCCTAATGCTTTTTCTACAGGAACACCTGATACAGCATTGCTTCTTTGAGAAGCATCTTTATCTGATCTGTTAAAAGTAAATGTGGTTTTTATTCTGCCATCTTTTTCTGTTGAAGTAGAATAATAAGTATAAGTTCTTCCTTTATTATCAGTTTCTGAAAATAATTCATTTTCTACCTCAGCTTTAACATCTGCAGGTTGAGTAGGAGTAGCTTTAGGTGGTTGTTCTTTAGGTACACCCTTCTTCTCATTATATGCTTTAACATCTGCAGCATTAGCGGGATCTTTAAAGAACTTAGATATAGCATTTCTAGATGTAGATGTACGTAAGAATCTATCTAATGGTAACTCAGGTTCACCATCAGCTTCTCTCTTAGAATTCTGTTGAGCTAATGTAGCCTGTAAAATACCTTGTAACTTAACTGGTAAAGCATTAAACTGTTTAACTGATTGAATTAATGGTACACCTTCTTCTTGTTCTATCTCATCTGATACTGCAGGTTGTTCTTGTATTACCTCTTCTTCAGTTACTGTTTCTGTAACTTCCTCAGTTGTTTCTGCTACAGGTTCAGTTACAATATTATTAAACTTGTTTATAAGATCTAATACAAATACATATCTAACATCTGATTTATCAAATTCTCTATCTGATTTAAAATCAACAAATACAATATCTAAATCATCTGTAAGTGTAGAGATAAACTCATCATATTCTTTACTGATATCTTTTGGTAAAGATGATAACTTTACACCATAACCAGCATCAGCTAAATACTGGATAAAATCTCTAATCTTAACGGCATTAATAAATGCTTTTCTAGATTTCTCCATGTAAGCTGTTTGCTTACCTCTTCTATACTTCTGCTGCTCTACAAGTCTATTTACTAAATCGTAATAGCTAGTAGGATCGTATAAAGTATTTAGGTTCTCTGTAAACTGGACAAGATCTTTATTTAAAGAATAGTAATCTGTTAAAATATTATATGCTTCTTCAGCTTGACCTTTAGAAAAATTAATACCAGCTTCCTGGGAAAGAGTATTAATGTATTTAACAAAAGCTTCTTTTAAGAATTTTTTATCTTTTAATTCTTGAGGATCTGAAACATCTCCGGCTTTTTCAAGATTCTTTTTATATAACTCAAGAGCTTTCTTCTTATTCTTTTTACTAGCAAGAATCTTTATAGCTTCTTTATCTGTTGATCCTGTCAAAGATTTAATCTCACTATCTAATAAATCTAATTCTTGATCAAGAGTATTTACATTTAATAATGGAGTTATATCTGAAAAAGTTAATTTACCAAAATTACTAATCTCAGTAAGTCTGTTAGTAAGATCACCCATTCTTTTTTGGGCCTGTTCTCTACCGTGTAAACTAAATACAGCTATTTTTCTAGCTTCTTCAAAAGCTTTATAGTTAATAACTTCTTTTACATACTGTTCTTTAACAGTAGGATCAGTTAGATTAGTTCTTCTAAATCTATTAGGATTAAAAGGATTCTTATAATCAGAGAACTCTTTATGTTGTTCTTTGATTTGCTGAGCTCTTTCAATAGCTACATCTAATACTTTTGTTGCTTCTTCAGCAGTAACGTCCTCTGTTAAATCAAATGCCTGTTTTAATTCTTCACCAGTCATCTGTTTCATATCCTGTAGCTTCTGTACTAAGATATCAAACTTACCGGCCTCTAATGCTGTATAAATAGCATTAAATCTAGACATGTCTTTTAAATCATGGAATGCTTTCTCATCAAATGATTTTCTAGCATCTACCATGTCTGTACCAAGTCTCGCTTGTAATAATAAGTTTTCTACATCAAGAGTAAGGATCTTATTTCCGTTTTTAATAGCATCATCAAATTCTGCTACAATCTCTTTAAACCTATCTTGCTCTGCTTTATATAATTGATTATACTTTTCAGGATCATTCTTTATATAATTGTAATAGATATTAGATCCCGCTCTTCTAGATACATTACTTAAATTACCAGCAATACCTGTAAGACCACCCATTAAGAATCCAGAAGCAAATACTTCCAGACCTTGCATAGATGCTTGTTTCTTTGTGTTCTCAAAAGCATCTGCTAAGTAAATACTAATTCCACCAGCTTCTGGTGTTTCATATAATCTCTCGTAATAATCTTTAGAAGCTCCGGCTGTTATTTCCTGTGAGATTTCCTGAAGACCTTCAGATAAGTTTTTCTTAAAATACTGAGCTCCAAAACTTAAGTATTGTTTTGGTTTAAGTAATGTCTTAGCTGCTTCTTTAGTTGTTAAGATTCTTGCACCTGTTGTATCAGCAACTATCCTTTCTCCTGTAAGAGAGGATCTAGCTATAACATCATTTGTTGGAGCATTCAACATTGCTGATTTACCTTTAAATAAATTATTAAAGGTAATAGCATTTGTAATATATATAAGAGGAGTGTTAATAGCGCTTGTTGTAAAACCAGCGTCAGAACCCAACTCATATATTCTGTTCATTTCCTCTTGTTCTGGATAGTATCCATTAGTAGTAATGAACTCATTAATTCTATCATCAATAAACTCGTTCTTAACTGCACCACCTTCCATAGAAGCTTCAGCAACAGTGTAACCAACTTGTTTAAGATCTAAAATAAAATCACCAATACCTCTTGCAGCATTTGCATAATTGATTACAGAGTCACCAGCATTAATTGTATTTTTAATATTGCTAAGTGTTCTTGGGACAAGTGCTTCACCTGCAGCTTTAATACCTCTACCAACGGCAGTAGCGTTTAAACCTCTAATAGCAGTATAAGCATCTCTAGCACCAGCAGCTGTAAATAAATTACGCATACTAGCTATACTTCTAGCAGCCTGTGCGGTCTTTGCTGAACTAGCAGCAAGAGCAGCAGGTAAAGTTGCGCCTTCAGTTAATGCTACACTACCTGCAATTACAGCTTCAGTAGCTAAGTAATCTGCAAAAATACCAGCAACAAAACCAGATTGTAATAATAAATTAGATGAGAACTGAGTAAGACCACCTTTAGTACTTCCTCTTTCAGCCATTATCTGGGCAAACTCATCCGCAGCTATTTCATCTGTCATAGAGAAATCACCAGTAAGCATTTCACCCATTCCACGGTAACTAGATTTAACTACAGATAATCCTAATGCTGGAACACCTAATAAACCTCTACCTAGATCTTCATACCAAGATCTATTCTGATTATAGATCTCATCATTATTTGATAGAGGATCAAAACCTAACTTATAGAAGTTATCAGTATCGTTATAGTATCTATTAAAATTAGTTTTTTGATATCCAGATTGAAAGGGTTTTACTTTAGACTTTTCAAAAACAATATCAGATTCTGTAATAGGAGAACTTAAAACTTGTTTAGTTATATCAAAAGGATTATTACTATCATACTGAATAGAAAATCCACCTTGTGGAACTGCTGGTATACTTACATCTTCAGTGTATGGTACTAAAGGTACATTCAATGGTAATGGATTTACACCCTTAGTAAATACCATATCTGATCCAGCAAAAGAACTGGGTATTCCTTGCTCTACACCTTCAGGTGGTAAGATGTTCTCAAAATCTGCCATTTAATAATTGCTTATTCACTAATTTGATCAAACCTTGTAAGAAGGTTATTAAAATATATTGAATTCATAGAGTTTTGAATGAATGGATCAGTTCTTCCAGTTGCTGAATTATAAGCAGTTCCTGAAGCAGATATACTACCATCATCATTCTGAGTAAATGTAATATCAATATTATTAACTGGATTCTTATAACGGTACTTACCTGTACTAGTTAAGATAAGTTGTCTATCAGATGTCTCCAGTCTTGTAGCAATAGGATTAGTTACAATCTCTTTAGGTATAATAGCTGTTATTCCTCTTGCTATAATTGTATTGTATTGATCTTCACTAATAATACCAGCTTCTTTTAATGCTTTTAATTCTCCATCACTTGATGAAGGTCTAATAGTTAATGAATGATAATTATTATTACTCAATGCTCTACCAGCATAATCATATGCTACAGCAGTTTTATCTACTGCCATTTTAGAACGGAGGTTATTTAAATACGCTTTTAACTCTGGAATAGACTGCATATCAGCAAATACATTTCCGCTTTGTGCATTAATATCAGAAGCATTACCAACACCTACTTTTACCATAGGATTATTTACATCATTCATTGCACCAATAAATCCAATTGTTGTTGGTGACATGTATTTTTTAGGATCTGCTACACCGGTAACATAGTTAGAAATATATTGACCATCTCCGCCAGTACCTACAGGCTTATAACCTGTTTTGTTTTGCGCAAAGTTTACATAGTTAGCTTTGTATTCTTCAGAGATATCCGCATAGTTCTCAGCAAAATTACTAAAGGACATAGAATATCCAGATTTACTTAATGCTTTATATGCTGAATTTACATCACGTAAAGAACCGTCTGTAGAAAACATGGCACCTAAGATATTAGGATTATATTCATTACTAGCAATCATACCACTAACAATCTTTTTATTATTGCTTGCAATAACAGAAGAGTTTGTAAATGCAACTTGCATCTTATCATTTGCAGCAATTAATAATGGAGCCATTCTTTTACTAAGATTTGGATCCGCTGCTAACATGTTTTCTAATCTATCTTGAATTTTCTTAAGACCAGTTAATCCAACCTTACCTGCTTTTAAAGCTGCCATATTAATACCAGCACCAGAAACAGCTGACTCAACAGCGCTTTGTAAATTAGGATCATTAGTGTTATACATAGTTTGAGCTAATGTAGCTACACTATTAGCATACTGCTTCCAACTTGTATTAAACTCTTGCCTATCTGCATTAATAGGATCACCTACAACACCAGCCTGATAACTTGTAGAGCCGGCCATAAACTGATCTTGTCCACCAGCTTCAATTGCCATTTTCTCTCTTTCAAAATCTTGTCTGATTTTTTCTTTCTTTGTCCAGGTAGAAAATTCTAATGCATTTTTAAATTGCTCAAGTCTATAGGGATCAGCTTCTCTCTTAACACTATAGTTCTTATAAGCCTCTACTTGTGAAGCTCTAGATAATTCATCAGAGATATAACTAGTTGCTGAAGATGCTTGTACAGCTCTGCTAAGTAAGTCTATATCTGATGTTTGAATTGCAGTACTAATCTGAGTAATTCTATCTGTTAAATCACTTACAATCTTATTACCAGTAGCTTTCTCTTTTAATAGAGCTTGATATTGAGCCTCTTCTTTTGGTGATAATTTATCTCCCCGGTTTATTCTAGATTGATATACACTAACTTTACCTGCTGTTTCACTCACACTTTCTTGAATATCTTCTAATCTAGATCTATCGTTTTCTAAAGCTACTTCAGAATTAGTAATATAATATTCAGCAGACGCTTGTTCAATATCCCCATTATATTTTTGATTAGCTAATGCAGTAATGTTATTCATTGAATTAACATAAGACAACTCTTTAGCATAATCTCTAATAGCAGGATCATTACCTAGTGCCATACTTAAATACTGACTAATTACATTAATGGATTTTGGTCCGCCTGTAGTAGTAATATTATAGCCACCTTTTAATTCTTCAATTGATATATTTTTAAAATCATCACCAACTAAATCATGAGCCTTCTGCATGATATTTACATAAGGAACATATTTAGGAACAGCCATTTTATATGCTTTATCCTGTGATGCGTTTTTAAATTCTAATTGTTTGTATTGCAATCCTCTTACTCCAACATCCCAGTATTTACTAGATGTTTCTGGATCTGAAGAATTTTTAAACATATCTGCTAGATCAACACCTTTCTTTACACCTTTAGTAAACATGATGTCATATTGCATCTTTCTATCATCTACAAAAGGTTGAAACACCTGCTGAGCTATTTGCACATTAGCAGGATCAGAAAGATCTAAAGATGTAATCTGTTGAATAGCTTTTTCAGAGTTCTTCAAGAAGTTATCTCTAGCTATTTTATTATCATCTCTTGTAAGATCAGCATATACAATGCTACCATAAGCACCACTTAATTGATTAAGTGCGCTATCATACCTAGCCTGTCTTGTTGCTAAAACCGTATTAAGAAAATCAAAATTGGGTTTATAAGGTTCGGCCTTTGGTATGTAATCGGTTAGACCTTGAATGTAAGTAGCCATTATCTATATTATAAATATAACAAATATAAAGTTAAACTATTAAACCTTTAAGATTTAAGAAGTCTTACCCCTTCTTTTAGCAAGTCCTGCTTGTGCAGTAGCAATGTTACCACGCTCATCTACATTTACATCACCCATAATACCTTTTAATAAAGCTGCTTGAACTGCAGGATCTGTAAAATCAAATGGTATACCAGTTGATTCAAGATAAGTCATCATATCCTGACCTTTTTTCTGGGGAGTAATCTGTCTACCAGGAGTGTAATAAGTTTTAAGATATGCTGGATCCACAAAATAATTAGGATATAAACTATTCATCTGATCAGTCATGAATCTATTCTCTAATGCCGCATTAATATAATCTACAGATTGTCTTCTACCTTGTCTTCTAGCATTATCATATTGTTGATTAGCAACAACACTCTTATCATAGAAGTCATTAGCAGCAAGTTGATTTCTAAAGTTAGTTTCGTTAATCAATTGCTTATTAGCTTGTTCAAATTGATTAGCTACACCAACGTTTAAATTATTATACTTAGATTCAATATTGGCAGCATTAGCCAAACCTTTACCTTGTACATCTGAGAATCTAGAATTAAATGCTTGTGGTCCGGTAAATTGTGCTAGTTGTTGAGCAGCCATATTAACCATCTCAGCGTTATTAGCTAACTCTCTATTAGGATCATAATAAGTAGGCTTCATAGGTTCTGCATTAAACTGAACCATTCTAGGATTATACTTATTAATACCAGCTAAGTCACCAAATGCGGTTGCAGCATTTAATACATCTTGAGGATAGAAACCAATAGGTCTCCTTCTAACTGGTGGAGGCGGAACTAATTCTCCTGGAGGAACTTCTTCACGTGGTTCTTCTGGAGGTGTAGGTTTTGGTTTAATATTAATACTAGGACGAGACCAAGTATAATGTCCAAATTTTTCATCCATTGCATTAGGATCTTTTGATCCTTTTACAAATCCAAATTGATTAACTAAATCTTGCGCTTCTTGTTGATTATAACCTGCTTTAATAGCTTGATTATAAATATCATTATTATACCAACCTTGGAAAACTCCACTATCTGTTTTTGGATTAAAATTAGGATAGGCCTCTAAAAATCTAGATTGTCTTTTACTAAAATCAGATTTATTTTCTTGGTTATAATAATCTTCAACACCATATGTTCCTTGACCTTCTCTAACACCTTGTCTTCCTGGAGTATCACTCCACTCTTTACCTTCATATCTAGAAGGAACATTAATATCAATTCCTTTTTCTTTTAACTGTTGTATTTTTTCAGGATTAATAGTTCTAAAGTTTGGTTCAATATTTTTAGATCCTAAAACATTACCAGTAGCATCTACAATACTTACACTATTACCTCTAGTAATTCTTTTACCTTTACTACCATCTGGTAAAGTAACAACCTCTACGAATTCTTTTTCACCAGTTACTTGACCAGCAGTTTGATATTGTTCTAATTCCCCACCATATTCTTTATCTACCATATCATTGATTTTCTGATTAAGAAGATCATCAATACTTAATGGGGTAGCTTGTGAAGCTGCAGGTTTAACAACATTAACTTTAGGCTTTGGAGTTTGAACAGCAGTAGGTCTAGATTGTACAACGGGTTGTGATTTAGGTGTTTGAGCAACTGCAGGTTGTTGTTGAGTTGCAAAAGGTTTATTAATACTATTTAAAAACTCTTGTCTACCTTTATCTACTCTTTCTAAATAAGATGGAATACCACTAGATTTAATTACTAAATCAATTGCAGCTTCCGGATCATTAAATGTATAATCTTGAAATCTTTGAGGAGACATGCTAACTGCTGATACACTATAAGGAGCTGCTTGCATATTAGCAGTAGGTTTAATTTGCCATCTACCATCTTTGAATTCAATGTCATTTGCAGTATATGGATTTTTTCTATTTACTTTAATATTTGATTGTCCTCCAGTTTGAGCTTTAGGCATACCACCATACATAGCCATTGCCATACCTTCTTCAGGAGAAGGTGGTAAGAACTGTGCAGGATCCAATCCTATTTTATCCATATAAGGCATAGCAATTTCTGGAACACCTTGAGGAAATCCTTTTTGTGATTCTTGTACTAATGCTAACTTACCTAAATTAGAAATGTAGTTATCAGCAACCATTACAGCGGTCTTTTTACGTAATGGATCATTCTCAGAATATAATCCTTCACGCAGATCTTTATTATTAAGATCAAACTTCTTAGAAATTTTAGCTGGAGTGTAACCACCTTTCTTAGTTTTGAAACCAAAAGATTCTAAAATAGCAGGATCTTTAATCTTCATAGCTTTAGTATCTGAGTAAATAAAACTATCTGGTGTAGCTTTTTCTCCAGACAATGGTGTACCACCTTCTGAGTGACGTTTACCACCTATAGTAAAGAATTCAGGAATAGTACTATTAGTACCTTTACGTATTAAAGTCTCTCCTTTCTCTGCTTCTAATACAGACATAGATCTAGGATCCGGCTGTAATGTTTGACCATACTGTTCTTCTGGCTCACCTTTAGTGGCACCATTAAACATGTTCATCATATAAGCAGAGTTACCATACAATTGATTAACTGCTTTAGCATCTTGAGTACCACCGTAACCAGCCTGTGGCAAACTTGTAATTTTTACTTTTCTTTTCATTTCTCCACCCATCTGGGCAATTTTATTATAGTCACCGTATATATAATCAGTAGGTCTAAAGTCTGGACCTAATCCTGGTGTGTTAGTTAAATAATCTCCTCTATTACCTGGATAATCTTCAGGTCTTACATTATATAAGTTATCAGATAAAAATTCATTTCTATAATTAGATTTTGCATTTCTATCTTGAATCTTTCTAGCAATAGAACTAAATGCATCTGTACCAGCTAATAACATGGGCCCTACATAAGGATTATTAGTTTCTTGCTCAAACTTTTTTGGTTTAAGATCACCATAAGGTTCAAGACCCATTAATTTCCTAGTATCTTCAGGAATCTGATCTGTATAAGATTTTCTAATAGCTTCATTAGTACTTAAAATACCAGACTTTAATTTAGTATTTTTAGGATATAAACTTAAAGGATTATTTTTAGTAGGATATAAACTTGATGGAAATGATACTTCCCGATTAAATTCAGGCATTCCTACATTAAAGTTACCGGTAGTATTTGGATCACCCTGGTATACATCAGCATACATTGTATTACCAGCTTTTTCAAAAAGATCAGTACCACCACTTAATGAACCGGTGGTATTTGGATTACCTTGATAAGCATCTGCATAAAAAAAAGGATTAACGTTTCTTTCAAAACTAGGCATCCCTACATTAAAATTACCTGTAGTATTATTACTACCAGCATATACATCTGCAGGAATTGTAGGAATTGTAGGAGCGGTACCAAAAGCTGGATATGGATTATTCTTTTGCCAAGTCTCTAAATAATCAGAACGAAGCACTTTAGGTGCTGGTAAATTATTAAATCCATACTGAGCTTTTGGTAAGCTTTTAACCTTTACTTTTCTTTTCATATCAATTAATCTAAGTACTCAATACCATAACCCTGATCAATAAGATTTTGAATCTCATCAGGATGTAATTCTAATTCAGCGCCTTCTGTCATACCACCCATTTGTTTTTTCCAACCAGCAGCATTTTTAGCAAAGTTAGCTCTTTTTACTTGTGTTGAGCTATAGTCTTCTTTATTTGCAAGTACGTGTCTAGCAAACTCTTGCACACCCATACCAGCTCTATTAGCAGACGCTGTAAACTTTCCTTTATTAGCAGGATTAATGTTTATACCACCATATGCCATTTGAGAAGATTGAGCCTCTTGAATAGCTTGCATAATCTTTTGAATAGCTTCTTGCTGCTCTAAAGGTGGTAATGCTTGTATTTGTTGAATAAGTTGTTTAGGATCCACCTGAGTCATTTGAGCATATATTTGAATGGCTTGCATAACTTGATCTTGTCCTTGTCCACCATCTTGATAAGTTTTACCTCCGCATTCATAACATGGTTGACCACCTTTCATCATTTGGTACATAGCATCCATATCCATTTCTCCACCATACATATCTGCGTCACCACCATACATTTTTCTATTTCTATACAGCTGACGAAGTTCTTTATTTGATGGCTGATCACTAGTACCAAGTCTTGGATCATTAGAGTTTTTGTATATCTCTAATCCTCCTTGCTCTTGTCTATTCCTAATTTCATTACCAACCATAAAACCTATAGAACCTAATGCAGCACCAACAGTGGCCATTGTTTCATTACGCTTTTTCTTTTTAGCGGCAGCAGCTGCAGCAGCGGCTTTTTGCTCTTCAGTTAAAGTTGATCCACCATCTTGCATAAATGGATAGGTCATACCACCATAGGCCATATTAGAAAGAATCTTAGCTTGTACATAATCAGGTAAAGCTTGGAATCCGGCATTATTAGGTTCACCACCTTCTGCCCAAGTACCAAATCTTTTATGCCAGTACAATGGTGAAAAAGGATCTGTAGCTTTACTAGAATTTTTACCACCCATTCTATTCCAGAAATTCTTCTTACGCTTCTCTGAACCATGCTGGCTAAAGTCTTTCATTCCTTTGTAACCACCGTGTACAATTTTATACTTATCACCTTTCTTAGCCAATACCATCCACTTCTTACCAGGACGATTAGACTGTCTCTTAACACCTACTTTAGTAAAACCACGGCTTCTATATCTTTCAGGAATACCACCATTCTTCATTTCATTTAACTCACCCATAGTTAAATCCATATCCTCTTCTTCCTCTTCTCCTTCTTCCTCTCCTTCATTACCTTCATTATATTGCATATAATCAGCAACAGTATTTAAGTAATCATCAGCTAAAGTAATTTTACTTGCAACCCAAGGATCAATTTCAGTTTCTCCATTTATAAATTTCTGCAATCTAGATAGTTTATCATGCATTGCCATTACTTGACCAAGAGCCATTTCACCACCCTCATCATAATAGTTATCACGCATCATAGTACCTACACCACCCATTTGCATAGCTGGCATACCCATAACATTCATAGCTAATTTAGCCATTTGCATTTTGTTACCCATATCTTCACCATTACCTTGAGCATTATCTGCAGCTTGTCCAGCAGCCATAACAGCATTACCTACAAAATCACCAATAGCACCCATAGGGTTATTAGCTCTATCTTCATTCATTTTCTGATAGTAAGCTACCATATTACCATCATAGTTAGGATATTGAAAAATCTCCTGGTCTTGTAATCCACCACCAGTTTGCATTTTTCTTGCTTTAGGATAGGCTTTAAAAAATGCTTCTTCTGTAGGGAACTTCTTATAGAACTCCTGTTCAGATTTAACACCAGCCATTTTTAAAAATTTATCTTTCATTTTAGTTATTTGTATTTGTTAAGCCAACCTGTTTCACCACCTTCTTTTTTATAAGTTGGAGTACTATTATTTAATAAGTCATAGTAGTTTTTAATTCTTCTAGTATAAACACTATCACCTTGAGCATCGCCATATTTTAAAGTATTTGGTGACTGCCACGCATAAGCTATTATTTCAGGAGTAGACAAATTAGCATTTCCTTTTGTTTTTACATCAACAACAAGTTCTCCATTTTTAACGGATACTTTATATTTATCACCACCCGCTATTTTATTAAGTAGTTTTTGAGCTCCAACTGGATCTGGTGAACTAAATACACCTCCTTCAAAAGAAGATAAGTCAACTCTTTTATTAGCTTCTTCAACAAAGAATCCGTCAGCATTATACTTAGCTGTATTAGTTCTAATAGCATCTTTTAGAATATTAGAATTCTTACTAAAGCTTCTTGTTTTACCAGCTTTACCTTCATTATAATATCTCTGAGCATCTTTATCTAATTTAGATAAATAAATCATTGTAGCTACAGCTGATGCACTTGGTGAATTTCTAATGATTTCAGCATTTAAAATATTGTTATTACCAAAAGCAGAACTGCTATTTAACATGTATGGTTTACTAGCAATCTTTTTTAATTTGTCATCTTTAAATATGTTGTCAGGATTTAACTGAGTCATACCTACAGTAGAACCTTCTACAAAACCTAATGCTCCACCACCCTCACTCTCTTGAGCAGAAATAGCTAAAGCAACTTTAGAAAGCTCATCGTATTTTTCAGAACTAATATTTAAGTTACGCATTAGTTCACCCTTGTTATTTAATAAAGCTGAATTAAATTCAGTCATCATTTGCTTATTAAATCTAGGAGCTCTCTTTGAAGATCCTTCTGGAATTTGAGCCCAGGGTTGATTAGCAGCACTTAAAATCTTATTAGGATTAATATTAGTTGGTGGAATATAATTAAGTAATATACCTTGACTCTTAAGAGTATCTTGTGTATTATTTAATACGGACTTAGGCGCAGAAATATTTTCTAACTCATAACCAAATTTACTAGAAATATTTTGCTTTGCTTCTGTTAAAGTCATGTACTTCTTTAAAGCACCGTCATATACTAAAGGTTCTCCATCTTCACTGTATCCTACAACCATAGTACTATGATGACTAGGCTGCATACCAAACTTTTTATTAAAGCCCTTACTTCTACCTGAATATCCAGAATCTTTTGCATTAGCAGGTCCCCAACCTACTACAGCACCAACTGGGATTTGTTTGTAATCAATAGGTGTTGGATTGTTTATATTAAATAAATTCTTACCACCCTGTTGAACAATTACACCATGAATATCCCAACTATCTACAGTACCAGTTCCACTATCTCCAGCAAAGTATGGATATTGTTTAACATCCTCAGCTGTTGGTGTTCCTTTTTTACTATGTACATTTAAGTCTTTACTCCAAATATCAGAACTTGTAGGAATACCTTGTACTCTTCCTGCAAGCATGTCATATGCATTTCTAGTTGTTTCTAAACAGTTACCACCTGGACAGTATTGTTCAACTTTATTTAAGTAAGCCAAGTCAGATTTTGTAATTGTAAAATCTGCTAGGTTAACAATATTATTTTTTGCTACTATCTTTTGTACTGCAGGTTTTGTTATAACTCTATATGCATCATTTACTGGCACTACTGGATCAGTTGCAGATACTGGTTTTGGTTTAATTGGCGCTACTGGTTTTGGCTTTTCAGTCATTACCTTTTTAAACTCAGGATCTGATTCTAAAATTTCTGAATAAGATGGTGTTTTAATAGGGGAGATAGGAAACTCATTTGCTGTCTCTGCCATTAAATCATCTTGTTCATAATAGAGTTTATCTCTTAATATTTTCTCTCTTTGTTTAGGAAGAATAACAGAGCTAACTGGTTGAATATTAGATAGTTCTATTTCAGAGAGTGATGCTTTTTTAGCATTTATTTCTTTTAACTTTTGTTTATCTATATTAGATAAATCAGGACCACTCTCTAGTATTGAAGATTCTTTTCCAGATTTTAAATAATATCTATAAGTATTATCTTCTGGATCTTGATAGATACCATACTTCTCACTTAATGGATTCTTATAAAAATTAGCAATATCTATTTTAGAATTTAACTCTGGAAGATTCTCTCCACCATCTTGATATTTATTCAACCATCCACCATATCTCTGTTCTTGTAATTGAGAGGCTGCGGCTGTTCCTGCTGCTAATGGAGCTACAGTTTTCATAGAACCATATATTGTGGTTGGATTATGAAAGTACCCATAAGCTTTTCCTTTTTTAATAGCATCCTGCCAAAGACCACTGGAATATTGAGTTTGTAAATTAAATCCTGGTTTTACTCTACCAAGATCCATAAGTTTAAGATACTCATTTATACTTTCATATGCACCAGTACCCCTTCTAGGCATTGCATCAGAAAATACACTTGCTGTAGTATCTTTCATATTTAATCCTGGAATAGCTTTATAGTATTCAGCATATGGAATATCTTCTACATCACCGCGCCATTGACCAGGATTTATATTTAATCTCCAAGTTGATTCTCCTTCAGGAATATTTCTATTACCATTAATTCCCCAACGATCAGCATAATCTTGAAAACGAGGATCTATATTACCAGCTGGATCTATAAAACCACGATCTCTTAATGTATTAAGCATATCACTATTTGGAGGAAGTTTTTCAATTTGAGAAGGTGTATGAAAAGTTAAATTACCAGATGGTGATAATTGTTTTACTTTATACTCTAATCCGGACTTATTATTCTTAGCAATAATATCATTAAGAACATCTAATTTAGAATTAAATATATTAGCATATTCATCATAAGATAGTTGTGAAGCATTTGCTAATTGATTTTGTCTTGTTGGAGCCCAAAAATACATACCTCGTATTGTATCATTATCATATCCTGGATTATATCTTACTATCTCACCTGTAGGTTTTAAAACAGTTTCTTCAAATTCGGATTCAGACATTTTACTTAAGGCTTCTTTATCCTTAAGAGATGCATTCTTTAATATCTCTTCTTTTGTTAATCCTGATTTATTTTTAACATTCTTTTTAAGTTTTCTTAAATCTATAGATCCACTGGGATTTGCAAATAAATCCGCAACATCTTGAGGACTTGATGTAGCATTTAACGTTCTCATCCATTGATCAAAGTATGGACGTTCTGTATTATACATAGCATCAAACTGTCCAGTATTTTCATTTAATCTTAATTCTGAAGGAGGAGCTGGTAATTCATTAGAAACATTATCTACATATCTTTGCAAATCTGGTCTTGCTCCTCGCATTCTAGATCTAACCATGTTTTGTAAAGATCCTTTACCCAAGTTTTTAGCTATACCAGCACCTACTAAGTTAGTAGGATCAAGTATTGCATCAGCCAAAAAAGAACCAACAGGATTCTGAATATTCATTGCTTCAGATGGCATCTGTACTTTACCAGTTGCTCTATATACAGAAGCTAACTGTGGTGCACTAAATGGAGCCATTACAGTTTCCATTACAGCAGTACCTATACCACCAGCACCAGATGCATCATTTGGTTGCTTATACCAATCTTTACCTCCAGTAGCAGTATTAATTCTTCTAGCCCACTGTTCCATAAAGTCATCAGATCTTTCATTATATGGATCTAAGCCTATTGCTTTTTCTCCTTTATGTATATATCCTTTTAACTTATCAAACCATGAACGTTTTCTTTTAATAATAGCAGGATCCATTCTTTCTATGTTAGAAGGAACTTCACTACCATCCTGATACTGATCTAACCAACCACCATTCTTCATCTTGGCTTTGATCTTACGCTCTTGCTCTAGCATTTGTTTTGTGGGTTTTTTACCAGAACCTTTATTGGCCCGGATATTATCCCACAAACCACGTTGAGAGTAAGAACCATCTTTACGCTTAATCATTTGACCACCCTTACCCATCTGAGGGTATTCAGTTACATAATTACCGGGAAATGTATAATCTTGACCAGGCATCATCATTTGCTGATTACCTAAATCATCTATACCAAGTACTGGATAATTAACCCCCTTCATTGTAATATCTGAAGAGGGTATTATGGTCACTTCACCGGGATAAGCCCACTGACCAAAAGGAGATATGATAGGTTTCTTTTTACCCATTACCTAAACGAAGCTAACAGTTTATTATTAGAGAGTTTTAATAAGAACTTAGATGATCCAGAAACAATTTTCTTAAGCAGAACTTTGTTAATGTAATGTCTAAACTTCTTTCTTTGTGTAGCTCCCTTATTATAATTTACATAAGTTGCATTAATATTCCTAATATAACCGTTAGCTTCAGTAGCCCACATGGGGGTAAATGTACCAGTAAATTCACCACGGTCATTTGTAATATCCCAGAATTGATTAAATCTATACTTCTGTTCTTCTTTAGAGAATAGAATGTCAATGTTACTAGCATTAACTATAGGGTATGTATTACCCAAGTATGGATTGTTTTTAGGTGTAAGGTTTAATCTTAAGTCACCAGAGATCTGTTCTGTGTTATATACAATGGCCCGGTCAAAGTTCTCATCTAATAAATGATGATAATCTAAACAGTTCTGAGAGTATCTGTAACACTCAAGAATGTATTCTACAGATCTTGTAGTAGTAACTGTTTGACCTTGGTTCTGTACATACTCTACTTCAAAAGGATAATCTACACCGTAGTATTTACAGAATGAGTCACACACTAAGTTATGTTTCCAGATACCGTTATCCTTTACAGTCATATAGTAAGTCTTACTAGACATTACTAAGTTAGGATGCCAGTCATGGAAAGATATAAATGCTTTAGCTTTAGGGTCATAACTTACAGTCCAGGAAGCATTTTCAAAATAGGTGGGATCACCTAAATCAAATTGATATCCGGGATAATCCACATGACCAAACTTATTACTAATCAAGTAGAATACTTTACCCTTATACTGAGGCTTGAGTTTAAAGTCACGCTTACAGAAAAATACAATCTCGTTGATGTTATCATATGTAGTTTGACAACCAACACCAATGATAGTATTGTCCAAGATATTAGTATCTATATTTGGGAAGTCTTCAAGTAATGCATAAGGGCTATACTGTGAGAACCACCACTTCATACCAGACTTAGATATATCTTGTAGTCCTTGACCATAAGAAAATACCTTACCCTGATTCTGACTCATATAGAATAAGCCGGCTGGTGTATTAATTACTGAGAATTTATTCTGACAGCTACCATACTCAAACTCTTGATCAGCATTTACTAAATTCTGTAAAGGTTGCGCATTAAATAACTGACCATCACCAATAGATAATTTAGTACCACCATTAAGATCTAATGTTTCTACACCCTGGAACAATACTGGAGAGTTATTATTAAGCATAATAATAGCACCAGTTTTACCTACAGAACGCATACTTACAACTTGAGAGTCAAAGTCATGATAGTTATTAGCTAAGAACTGTCTCCAGTTATCTTTAGATAATTCAAACTGCTGCTGTAAAGAATAGATTACACGCTTATCATACTTAGTATAGCATGCGGTATTTAAAGGATCATAGATTCTAGATTGTAGATTACCCCATGATGCAAAGTTTGTAAAGTGCTTACTAATACTTAATGCATAATCATACTTGTTATAGTTTGTATCCTTGATGTAAGGAGCACGGAACAATTCTGTATAATCAGTGTAAGTATTAAAGTCATAATGTCTCTTACCTGGATCATCTCCGTAATCTCTATATGCTAAGTTAATCTCAGATTCTACATAGAAATCCCGGATACCTGAGTTAAACAAATACATATATGCATATCTAACCATAAAGAATCCAGAAGTCTGTCTTCTATCAAAATGATGAAAGTCATTAGGTACTGCTTTGTCATCACCAAATATACCACCCAATAAATCACCAGCATTATACTTACTAGTGTCCATCCAATATCTTGGAAAGGGCAACATGTTATACAATCTATAATCCCACTCAGTATTATCAGGCATGTCCTGCATCCACTGAGAAAAATAGAAGAATGTAGACTTTTCTGTGTAACGGTTAACATACATGTCACCACCAAAGATTACAGTAGAAGAAGCTTTTTGTGCATAGTTAAGTGTCCACAAATTAATACATCCTATAGGAATCTGCCTAATTGCTTCTAACTGACCATACTGATTATCATTCTTAACTTTCAATGCAGCATAGTGAGCAGATGTAACTGAGTTCTGTAATTTAGTAGGCTCTTTCCAGATATCATTATCTGCAGTTCTACCATTATCTCCTCTAGCAATTTGACCAATAGTAAATAATGTATTGTCTCTTACAGAAGGATCAGCTATTGTAGCACCAGTTGTAAGGGTTACAGTATTGGCCCGGAATAAGTTATTAATCCTATAAGTAGTATCATAGTCCTGAATTACAGGATCAATGTATAATGACTTAATAATCTCTCTTCTTCTGTTACCTACTGGGGAAGGTATAAAGTTATTATAGAAACCGTGTGATACATACTGATAAGCAAACTGTCTTGCAGTACCAATTGCTTCAATACCATTAATTAAATTCTGAGTAGATTCTAACCAGTAATAAGAGAACAAAATAGCATACTGACCAACAGCGGCAATAACACCTAATGTACCACCGCTAAATGGATTAGCAGTAATGGCTGTACCAAATGTAGTACTAACAGCAAATTGAATTGCACTAGCTACTGCCATATCAACAATAGGAACAGCAGCTCTAGCTGCAGCTACACCAATTGCAATACCTCCAAGGTTTGCAAGAATAGCTGTAGTATCAGTAATGAACTTATCTTTAGGATGATTATCTACAGGTTTAAAGTTACCTTCTACATTACCCCATACTTCACCATATACTTTTAATTCAGTAGCTGCTAAGAAAGGATTACGGAATGTAGTTTCTGGTGAATGGAAAGAGAACATATCTCTTCTAACTCCATCAAACAATTGTACATCTACACCACCTAAACCAGTACTATCATACTTATCTTTATCTCTGTATGCACCACCCTTAGTTTGTTTTATCTTAGGTAATGAGTTCTTATCTCTTCCTAAGAAAGGATCATGATCTAAGAAGTTGTACGGATAGTTTACGTACAATCCAGTCTTACTAGAAATAACATCTGGAATATCATACTCCCGCATGTTATTAATAAGACCTTTAGCAATGATAGATCTGTTAGCTTCTCTAGTACCTCTTAAGATTTCATAACCAATAATGTTCCGGATATAATTTCCAGCAGCATCTTTAGGGAATTCAATATTAGAGAACTCTACACCAAGTGTTACAATTGTATTGTTAGTATTGTTATAGTTAGAAATAACAATATCATCAGGCATCTTGTGGTGTCTAATATTTTGACCACATAGAGTGTCCCATACTAAAGGATCATTATCTGGATACTTTTCAGTAGACTGCCAGTAACCCATCTCACCTTTAAACACAATTGTACCACCATCGTCAGTGGTTCCTGTAGCAGGAACTTTTGTAGCAGTATTATTTACTTGCCAGTTTTGTTCTGGACCAAAGTTTACAATGTGATCAGGGCTAGCGTTATTGCTAAGCTCTCCGGGTTTTGATGCACGTCCTGGTATATGGTAACTAGATGACTTGACACCGGTATCATAAATCCATCGTATAAAAAAGCTATATACTTCATCTCTTAAAAATGTTGGTTTGTTTCCGCCTTTATAATAATAATCTGCGGGATATTCTACACCAACCCAATTAGCTGTAATCTTATTAGCTGTAGGCTGGTAATTAAAATCTTCATAAGTAGTAGGAGCAATACGTATAAGGTATTCATTTACATTATACATACCCTCTGATTTCTCATAAGCCGGGGTACGTAATGGTATTTGCTCTATAGGTATAGTTACTAATGTAGGATCAATAGCATCTAATGATACAGTTGTTGTTTGTGTAGAGTAGTTACCAATCTTTCTAGCTACTGCTTGCTGGTTAACAAACCCAATTACAACTAACTCAAATTCGTCATACTCTGTATCTAAGCCATTAATAAAGATATCCAGTGAACCATTTACATTATCATGTGTCCAAAGAGCTTGTACGTTAGATATAGCAAGATAATCAGATACCTTTATACCGTTAACAGAATAAGCAATTGTAGCTTGATAAGATCCGTTTAACAATGTACCAATACCATTACCCTTTTTAACTTGAATACAAGGGGTCTTAGCATAGGCTGCTAATCTTAATTTATCACAATCAATGGTTGTTAGTTTTACTTTATTGATACAACCATCTTTAGTTATTTGTTGGTAATCATATGGAACACCATCCCAACTACCAACAGGATAAGGCCACATGTCTTCCTTACCAATATTCATGGTCCGGGATACATTGTTTGCATCATCCCAATACAAAGACCATGAACAATCAGAGTTATACTTTGATACTCCAATTACTGGATAATCTTTAAAAAAATTAAAACACTTGTTCTGAGGATCATTGTAAATAGTATTATACTTACAAGTATTCTCATCAAACAAACCTATCTCAGAAGCAAAGTTATCAGAGGAGTATACAGCCCACTTACCATTTGTAATATAGATAGTACCAATAATAGTATATGGTGCTCTTGCACATAATACGTTACTTGGTTCATTACCTAATACACCAACGTCTCCAGAAGGAGAGTTGTTCACAGCGTTTCTTGCATGTGTCCAATAACCCTCACCTATATAGGTATCACTTACGTCTTTAAGTAAACCTTTGTTATAGAGCTCGGTGTGTATTAAACTAGTTTTACCATCCATTATCTCCAGCTATTAAAGTTGTAACTCTTGAACATATCGTAATATTTACCATATTGTGCTTTACGGTTCATCTCCCACATCTTATACATCTCTGCAAAGTTTGGAGTATTAACCAAAGACAACGCATTATTACGGGCAGCTCTTAATCTCTGCTCAATAAGATTTAACTTCTGTACTACGTCCTCACCATTCATGTAAAGATTCTCAAGCAGTCTTTGCTTAATAGCATACTCATAGTATTCATTTACATATGGATTATCTAATACCATTAAGTTACCCTCTTCATCTTCCATAGTACCTTGATAGTTTACATACAACTTACCACTCTCTAAGTTAAGAAGAATATAACCATTTTTAAGTTGACCTTTGTATGGAGATTTCCAGGTAAGATTAGGACAATCACATGAGATAGTTTTAGAGTTATTATCTAAAGAGATAACTGTATTAATCTCATATGTCCGGGTCTCAAACTGTGTTTTCTGGATTACTTGTAGTAAATCACCACACTGAGTTAAGCAAGTATTTGTAGGAGTGCAAGGATCTAATGGTCCTGGAGTAAATGGTACTACTACATCCTCTCTATGTGTTCCAGAAATAGCAGGCTGAGTAATTGTATAAGAACCACACAACATTGCATAGTTCAATACATAAAAATCATCAGGTAATCTTACTTTGCTATTAACGATATCTAATACAACTTCTTTAGTCATATTAATTCTCAGTCCTAGATCATAGTTAACCCGCTGAACAACTTTAATAAGTTGCTGGGGCTCTATCATATTCTCTAGGGCATACATAGAAAAATCAACACTTACATCTTCAAGTAATTGATTAAATGTCCGATATTTTAATTCAGTAAGCATTATCTATTAGGATTAATATTATCATCACTAAGATCAGTAGGAATAGATAATCTGCTACCAAGATCTTTAATAACCATTGATTCAATTTCTGCTAATAAGAACTCAGGTACATTAATACCCAAATCTTGCTTTTTAGTACAAGCATTAGCATCATTAGTTGCATCTTCTGTAAAGATGGCCTCTACTTTAATAGCATCCCAATCTAAGTTAGGCATGTACAAGTATCCATTAAGATACCAGAAGTATTTAAACTTATTATACTTAAACCCGGTTGTCTTAGTCATAGATGTAAACTGACCAGGTGTAGTAGCATATAATTCTTCTGATGCATCAATAGAACTAACTGTACGGATAAGTGGTCCCCAGTAGCCCTCTAACATTGTAGGAAGTTTCTCTTTAGTTCTACGTATTGTGCAACCGGATTTAATACCTGCACAACATGCTTCTATCTTATCTACTTCAACTAACTCTAAACAATCTAGAGTTCTCCAAATAGAATTAAACTTCATTAATTTGTTCTGTGAGTCTTGTCTCCTCATCAGAAGTTGAGAGTACTTTACAACTACGCTGTAAACATACCTATCAGTTAAGAAGGCATCTTGCCTTACTCCTTTTACCTGATTCTTTACCCGTGATATTACGGTGCCAATAGTTACCATTTTTATTAAAATTCAAATTCATCATATAACTTAAGTGTTTCTGCATCTTGTTTTTTACCACCCTCTTTTCTCATGGCTTTTGAAAACATCTCAGATACTTTTTTATATGAATCTACAACAATGTATTTCTGCCAAGATACAGGATACTCTTTAGCTACTGATCTTTTGAATTGTCTAATTGCTTGAAAACCCCATAACTCACGGTTTGCAAACTTATATTTAGTCTGGTAATTTGTATAGAATATTTTGGCTAACTTAGAATCTGATTCTAGATTCCTGTTTTTTATTTCTTTACCGTATTTAACTGATAGACCGTAATTTACGTTAGTCTCCCGGTTAAATGTACAGGTACCTATAAACAGGTATCCCAGACTTTCTGGTAACTCAACTCCATCTCTATACTCAATTACCTCTTTCCAAATATTTTCATTAAACTTCATCACTATCTGTTTGATAGTTTTGTCATCTAATGTAGAGAACTCAGGATGCTTCTCTTTGAACTCTGCTATAAAATCTTTTGTTAAGATTCTTTTAGGTTTTATTCTCAGCCTTGAAGCATGTAAATCAGGCGCTTTATATCCTCTCATACCTTGACTACATTAATAAGATACAAAATTTAATCCAGATTAAATACAGTTATAAACAAACTCTCCAATCTTACCATTGTCATAGTCATGAACCTCAATAATAGCGGCCCTTTTGCTACCTATAAACTTATTATGATAATGCCAATAATCTGTTTTAGATAAACTTGGTATAATCTTAATAGAAAAACCGGTGATCTCATCTTCAGTGATGTACTCTATGGTTTTCTTTTTATGATAGTGTCCGGTATATAAAGTTCTAAACTTGGTATTACCCCAGTCCTCTGAAAACTCTGTAGCATATACTAACAAAGAGTTCTTAGTATTTACATCACCATGCTCAAAAGCAAAGAAGTTATTATTAAATGTAAGTACTTTTCTTTCTGCATAATCAGCATGCCAGATAATATTCTCCTCTTGTATAGCCTTAGAGAGCGCATGTACTAAATGATATGATGATAATCTATCATGATTACCG